CATTTCTTCTTCGTAGAATGCTTCGGTTCCTTCCTTGAACCAAGTGTCGGGTTTAACAAAGTATCTTTTCATTCTTCGCTCTCCTCGCGAAACACACCGTCTTCTTCCACCAGCACTTTAACCTCGTATCTCTCAACGAGCAAGTCCCACATATCTTTTCCAGCGACAGCGCATTCTTTTCCAAAGTAGCCCTTTAGCCACTGGTGTCTCTCCCATGAGTTTGGCATGGGAACAAAGATAGAGTTTATTGTATGACCAGTCGTAACATGAGTGTTGGTGGTTCGGATAAACTTACATCTTTTCATTCTTCGCTCTCCTTTTCTCGGCACTTGCCGCAGATAGCATAATCGTCATCAAACTCATCATTGTTAAAAACAGTGCTACAATAGAAGCATTTTGTGTGGGTGGCGTTCAAGTGCTTACCGTATTCCTCTTCGTCTTCCCAGACAAAATCGCAATAGTTACATTTCATTCTTCGCTCCTCATAAGCTTTCTGGAGCCAGCAGGAAGAGACAAGCCTCGCCACCCGAATGTCCCATCTGACAAATCTACTTGTAGCGGGGTGAAAAAGATCAAATGTTTCCCTGCGTGCTTTTTATTTAGTTGTGTTTTGATCTCTTCTGTAAGTCTCGCACACATTTCTACTTCTGCGTCTAAATTGTAGTAGGTGGTGTCGCGAATCTGATCCCACTGGTTTAAGCACTCAAACGGCTCAAATTTATAGTGCCTGACTGTTGATGCAGTAGTTTCTTTTCCGTCGTACTTATCGGGCCTATAAACCAAGAAGGCTGGGTGCCCGGTTGCGTCAAATGTGAATTCAAGCTCTTCGTCTGCGAAAAGTCTGCGGATCACCGCAAAAGAAGCCGTACAAAGAAACTGGGTGTGTTCATTGATTGGTTGCTTGTCTGCTCCGTGGTGCCTTACAAGATAACAAGCTTGTAGCTCAAGCATCTTCGCCATCTCGTAAGACTTGTCGGGTGATAGATCTTTTAGTAGACCAGTCTTTCCCCACTTTTCAAGAAGATGTTCTCTTTCAAAGTAATTCATTCTTCGCTCTCCACCTTCATCCACTCTATAACAACTTCCTTCAGGGCTTGCCAAGGATATCTGACCTCGTTGCCCTCTGTGTCGGTGAAGAGAACGTGCTTTACGACACTTGTTGTCCCATCATCTTCTACCTTCACACAGGAGCCGACCATTTCCATAGATGCTTTATAGGTCATTCTTCGCTCTCCGATAAGCACCTACGGCAACAGGCCACAAGCCCTCTGCGATCTCCAAGCAAGCCTCGGCGACCTTTTGTATCTCCCATTGCGCCCCTTCGTGTGTGCGAAGGTCAATGAACTTTAGAAGATTGTTCAGGTTGACTGTGCCATAATACTCGGTGTAGAGGTTCTGTGGTAGAACGCCTCTTGCTTGTTCCCGGCAAACGCCTGCTGCGATAAGACTATTAAAAAGTTTAAGTGATCCTTGGTGGTGATCAGAGATTAATGCAGAGGCGAGATTCCTGCCCCGCGAATGAACAAGTGAAGGATCAATCAACTCGTCAGCGTTGCTTGCCTGTCGGTTGGACTTGTGCTGGGTTCTGAAAGCCTCTGGCTCGTAGAACTGGATGTTTACATCAGTATATCTACGAGAGATTTCGTTATAAGACCAAGTGCGATGACGGTGATGCTGAGACCTAACAAAAAGTGGAACCACAAAACGGAAAGTAGCAAGGTTGTGCTCGAACGTGCTTGTGTGTCGGTGTTTAACCAAATAGTTAACCAGTTTCTTATCTTTTTCATCTAACTCCTCCTTGTGTTTTCCGAAAGAAACGCGGGCACTATTAACAATAGTGAGGTCAGAACCCATATGATCAACCAAATCAA